CCTCCAATCAGGAGCGTGTTTCATGATTAAGTCAGCTATTGCCTTTTGTTCATATTGTGCCCCTTCCTGCTCAAGTATATATACAAATCGTTTGTAAAATTGGGCAGCAAGATCAGCTAAATCTTTTTTTGATGTATTAAATTCATAGACACCACAACGAGAGTGAAGTGGTTCAATAATACGGTTTTTAAAATTACATGTAAGGATAAAGCGACAGTTATTACTAAATTCTTCGATAAAACCACGAAGAGCTGGCTGTGTTGATTGAGGATTTAAATAATCAGCCTCATCTAGAATCACAACCTTATAACCGCCCTGTAAGGATACAGTAGAAGCAAATTGCTTAATCTTACCACGTAAGGTATCGATGTTTCCTTCTTCAGATCCATTAACAATAATATAGTCAAGTCCAAGCTCATTACACAGAGCTTTAGCTACAGTTGTCTTACCCAAACCAGCAGTACCAGCAAACAACATATTTGGAAGTTCGCCAGTATCTGCAATGCTTTGGAAAGTATTTTTTAGTTGTTTTGGTAAAATGGTATCAGCAACTTTAGTTGGACGATACTTCTCCACCCACAAAAATTCGTTGGCCATTCACATACTCCATAATCAATAGTGCCATTATATCAAATATACTGTAGATTGTATATTAATTTATTCAGCTTCCGCTGCTTGTTCTTGTGCATAATTTTCGCATACCTGAGTAAGCTGAATGCATTGATCTCGTAGCTGACCAATTGTAGATAATTCTTCACCACGAAATCCACCACGTTGTACAATAGCATCAATAACTGCTACAGTGCTACGGCTGGTACGATTTGCAAGTTCGTAAACTTGTTTATGATCTGACATTTTATTCTCCTTAGTTGTATGTCGATGTTTTTTCCAAAGCGACCCAATACTTCAGGTCCAAGCCGTCTTCCATATTTGTAAATTGTGAAATTAGCTTTGATGAAATTTCTACTTTATAATCACCAGGAATCATGCGTAGATTATTGATGCTAAGGATAAAATTAAAATCATCTGATTCATAAGAACCATCTACATCAATGGAGTATGAGTTTGATGTAGCATTTTCTGAATTAATAACAGTGAGAGTAATTACACCATTTGCACCAGTAATAGATACTTGATCATGTCCAAGCGCAGATGCTGCACGCTTTAGATTATTTAATGTGTTTTGATCAAGTGTAAAATTAACTTCTGCCGATGGCATAGCCAAAGGTTTTGTTGGCGAAGTAAGCATATCAACATCTGAGAAGAAATACTTAATTTTTGCTCGGCCAGAAGTATCCCCAACAATAACATGTGTATCTTCAAACTTAAGGTTTGATGCATCAAATAGATTGAGTACCGATAGGAACTCAGATAGATCATAGATACCAAATTCTTGGGGGAAGTTTTCTGAAACATTTGCTTGGGCCAGTACATTCTTTGCTTCTGACATAGTCATAACAGTATTACCACCACGGATAACAAGGTTAGGATTAATAGACGCAAAGTTTTTCAAAGCTTGCATAGTAAAACTGGATAGTTCCATTCTTAGTTCCCTTTAATTTTGCTAAAGTTTTTCTCTTTAATAAACTCGATTTTATTTTCGAACTTACCATCAAGAATGTCACCTTTGTGACTGATTACATAGACATTCGTATCATCATCAAGCGTATGGATAATCTTCATTAGGTTATCTACACCCTCATAATCAAGTGATGAGTCAAATGTTTCATCCAGGATCAACAAATTAGTTGATACAGAATTCTTCATCTTGGCAATCATACGCCAAGTAAATAATAGTGCCAGGTCAATACGTTGCTTTTCACCTTCAGAAAAAGAATCATAGGAGAAGTTATCTCTATGACGTGATCGAATTGTTTCGGAAAATGCTTCGTCTAAATGGAAAGATACGAAGAAGTCAAGCACCTGTAAGTATTGATTGACAAGCTTATTTATAACAGGTAAGTACTCCTTTACAATTTTTGTTTTAATGCCAGTGTCCTTGAGCATTTCAAGGATAACAGTATTATAATTCAATTGTTCGTTTAAGTACAACCTTTTTTCAAATAAATCATCTTTTTGTGATTTTAATACTTCCAAGTCTGTTTTGGATTTTGCTACATCGCCATCATTGCCACGTATCTGTGATATGGCATCGGCGAGATTTCGTACCTGTCCTTGCATCCGTACGATTTCTCGATTGTTAGTAGATATAAGTGAGGTTTTTTCTCGTATATCATTTGCGGTGGCGTTGAGCCCGTTAAGAGTTTGTTCCACAATAGTCGACTGCTCAGCGACATCATCCAAAGCTTCTTGTATCTTGGATGCTTTAGTCTTGGCGGTGGACAATTTCTCCGATCGTAAGTCATCGTCAATATCTTGGGAACATGTGGGGCAAGTATCATTTTCCTCATAGAATTTTGAGTCCTTAACAAGTGTGGAGATTTTTTGATTAAACTCGGCTTTATAGTGGAGAAGCGCCTGCTTCTTATCGTTGTTCTTTTTGAGACTTTCTTCAAGACCGACTGACAATTCTTCGATTGATTCTGAATAGGTAGAGTTTTCCTGTTGTAGTTGAAGGATTGAGTCTTCGATGCCAAGGATTTCCGTTTCTTTACTTTCAATCTGGTCATTACTTAATGCCTCCACTTCTTTGATATACTTACTTTGCAAGTCTATCTTTTCTTTAGCAAGTTCTAAATCATATTCAGTTGACTTAAGTTCATCCTTCAATAAACTATTCTTTTCTTTTAAAAGAGAGTTCATTTTAGAAAATACATTAATGTCCAGAAGATCCTCGATAACATCACGCCTATGTTGCGCTGGAAGCTGCATGAAAGGAATGAAGGATGAGGATCCCAACACAACAATCTGGTGGAACGACTTATGGTTCAACTTAATGATGTTTTGTTCGAGGATCTTCTGGTACTCTTTGGCGTGGGAGGACTGATTAATCATAGTCCCATCTTTCCAGATTTCAAACTTACCTGGTTTAATTCCACGCACAACTTTAAAATTCGAGCCGGAAACAGTAAACTCAACTTCAACTAAACAATCTTTATTGTTAATAGTATTCACTAGTTGTGGCTTACTAATATTCCGGTGAGCTTTACCAAAGAGGGCAAATGATAAAGCATCAAGTAGTGTAGACTTACCTGCGCCATTATGGCCTACAACAAGTGTAGTTTTATAGCTGGTTAAGTCTACTGATGTCCAAGTGTTTCCAGTGGACAGAAAGTTTCGCCACCTTAAAGTTCTAAATAAAATCATGCTATTTCTAAGGTTTGTGCCTCAATCATAAGATCATGCATTTGTTTCTTAATGCGATCTTTGTCCAATTCAGTTTCTACGTTATCAATGTAAGAATTTAAGAGTGTGCCTGTATCTTCAAGCGATATGTTTTCGTCTTCAACATTAGAACCTATAAACTCAGAAAAGTTTTCTTGAATTTTGAGTTCATGTATTTTCCTATTCTGTATTCTATCAACAAATCTATCAAATGTAAACTGGTTTTGTTTATTAATGACAACAATTTTTACAAACTTATTATCTAGTTCTGATGTACTATAATCATTATAATCCATTTGAGAATCATCATAATAAATCCGATGATGAAGTGTGTGTGGATTATGAATAGCAGTTAGCTCACGTGTTTCCGTATCAAGCACATGGAAATATTTTTTGTCATGTGCATCGTTCCAGAAAAATTCCATTTGTGATCCAAGATAGTGGATATTATCCTGTGACGATTTTGTATGGAAGTGACCAGACATTACCATTTCGAATCGTTTAAATAGAGAACGATCCAGGCCGTGTTCGCATTTAATGCCTTTCATCATTTCGTAACCAATAATATCAAAATGGCCACCTACAATATCTGCTTTACAATTTTGGATGAAGTCAATGTTGTCAGATTCATTTTCAGCGCATATCCAGGGAACGAGTGCCATCTGAAGACCGTCGTAGTCCATCACTGTAGGCTTGTGGACAATATGGACTTCATTCATATAATGTCCAAGTAATTCCTTTAAACTATTAAGTTCATTTGTATTTTTGTAGTAAGTATCATGGTTGCCACAAATGACATCCATTGTGATACCTAAGTCTCGGAGCGGTTTAAGGAAATGATGACGGTTGCGGTTAAGAGCGCGGAAATTAATAAACTTCCTGTTATCGTAGTAGTCACCAAGGTGAACGATATGGCGAATGTTATGTTCCACCAAATAAGGAAAAAATACATCGCTATAAAATTTCTCTGCATTATCGAGAAATACGTCGCTGCTATTACGAATACCACAGTGAGTGTCATTGAGGATCGCCAATTTCATTTAATTCATTCTCTAATTCTAGAATCTTTTCTTTTAAGATTAGTTTCTTTTTCTTCAATGCCTGAACTTGCAGGCCGGGATACAAACCCAGGTCTTTAATCATTTCATCCAAATCAGCATGAGATGTTTTAAGACTTTCAAGGTAGGCTTCTTTATTCATCATCCATAAACCTTTGTAAATCTGAATCAACTTTTATGACTCTTTTACGTCTAGCTTTATCTTCTTTTAGATATTGTTTAAACTCAGTATCTTTATCTTTAATTTTATCGATACGATCTTTTAGTTGATCAAGGAAAGATGTAACAACATTGGCAGCTTGCGTGTCTTGAATATCTCCATACACATACTGTTCAATGCCAGATTGAGACAAGTATTTTAGCTTAACATCTTGTTGCTTCTTTTCTTTTTCAATACGACGTAAAAAAGCGTACCATGAGATTTGAGTAAAGTAAGCAAAAGCATTGGGCTTACCGGTACGAGTGGCTGCTTCAATATTATAATTGTCGATCGCCTTTAAACAATTTTCCACTGCGTCCATTACCATTTCTTCACGGTACGTATATCGAATAAAATTAGATTTGTGGGAAAGACCTTCGGCAATCTTAAGGAAACAAGATGCAATGTAGTCAGGAACCTTAGGTAGGGTCTCTTCATTTTCTTTTGCTTCGTTAAGTGCCTTACAGTAATCAACGACTGCCTGGGAGAATTCAGCGTTGTTTACATAATGAATGCTTTTTCTTCTAGCCATTATAAATCCTTCATTCAATAGTTATATTCTATATTAAAACGCAGTGTTTGTAAATAGGAAAAAAAAATTATTTTTATGCGTTTTTGGGGTTTACACCTGCGTAAAACCTGGTATAATAATAAAGAGGTTTTTGAGGTGGGGATATACTAGTGTAACTTGTCTTTACTTGGAAACTTGATTATATTTCCATCTTCATCTTTTAGATCATCCGCGTCGTCGATAACTTCTTTCATGCGCTCAATGTATTCTTCAATCTTAGCATTAAGTTCTTCTTCGGTCATGCTTTCATTTGAAACCGCGGTTTTGTATTGATCAAGAATTTCTACTGATGGTAAAGCTGTAATAGAAATATGATCTACATTTATTGTTTGATACATACTATCATCAATCTGAAATGACATGTATGGACGAAGCATATGGTAACGTCCAGAACGAGATTCAACAGACACAATTTGTAAAATGTTTCGTACGACAAGAGCAGGATCATCATTGCTATCCCATTCAATTACTTCACATACGATTTCATCACCAGATGCAGTTACAAATTGTCTTACTCGTTGGTCGTTCATTCTATATCCACCTTAATGATTTTGTATTTAAATTGCTCTTTATCGTAAATCTTTACGCGTTCTGCCGAGTGTAGTAAGGTATAATTTTGGCGTCCTTTCCAGTGCAGGTCATCCGCAATGTCATAGAGCTGCGTAGTCCTACCATCATCTGATTTTCTAAGTCCTCTACCAATTGATTGCAAGACTTTAATTTGTGACTTACTAGGGCTAGCGAATATGATATTGTGAAGATTCCGAATATTAATCCCAGTACTAAAAGTACCAAGGGAAGCCACGATAATTGCATTTTCTTGTTTCTCCACAATTCTTCGGATAGCTTCGCGATCTGAGGTAGCAACTTCGCCGGAAACGTAAAATACTTTCCTACCTTCATCTACCTTACTATTTATCAAATCATAGAGAGGCTTTCCATGAGACTCCACACGATTAAATAGGACCAAAGAATTTCCTTTAGCAGATACAGCGAGATTAGAAATAAGACGATTACGAGCATTGTGTCCAATAATGAAGTCGATTTCTTGTTGGTATGTTTGTTTGCCAAATTCTTCCCTTACCTTTTCTGGATAGTTAAGCAACAACACCTTAATGTCTAAAGGTGCTAGTGTATCGTCATCTTGTAATTTCTTTGTTGTCGTCACTTTATAAACAGGTCCAAACAAACCTTCAAGAACAAGTCTATGAGTTTGAGTTCCATCAAGTGTTCCTGTTGTACCAAATCGATACTTTGCTTGTGTGGCTTTGTTCATGATCGATGATAATGACTTGGATTTAAAACCATGACATTCATCACCGACTACCATTCCAAATTGCTGGAACCATTGTTTAGGATATTTATATATGCTCTGCCAAGTGGAAATGATAACACGTTTGTCGGTAGTTTTATCCTTACCAGAATATATCCGATGTACCGAGTTTTCAACCTGCATATGGTAATCTTTAAAGTCATTGTACATTTGTTCAACCAATGAGGTAGTAGGTACAATAATTAAAATTTTTTGTTTATCATCTATCATTGACATATAATATTTCATAATCAGATAAATAATAAACGACTTTCCCGAACCAGTAGGAGATAACAAAATTGCGCGTGATGATTTTAATGCTACCTTTATTGCTTCTTCTTGGTAGTTGCGGGGTAAAAATGGTAGAGACTTCGCCTCAGTGTCGAGCCATTTCGAAAACTCGGGAATTTTGTACGTATCGCCAGGTGTACCATACCTTTCATTCTGAATGGTGGCGACAGTGTAGTTACGTTCAGTGGCGAATTTTTGAATATGGGTATATAGACCTGCAGAAATCTCATACGTCATGCCATTGAATAGTCGAATTTTTCCATCCCATACCTTATTACGATAAGCAGGCATATACTTATATCCAGGTACATAGAAACTAAAGTACTCAGACAGTTCCTGTGCGATTCCTCGATCACAGTCAATGTATAGCATGCTATAGTCGACTAATTCAATTGTTAGGTCAGCCATTCTCTTTTAATTCTTTGTATTGTTGTCTTACATCAATGAATTGTTGTAAGTACTTATATGTGTTAACTTTAAAAACCTGAGGATTTTCATGGTCAACCGCAATAAGAATGACACCTTGCTTAATAGGTACACCAGTTCTTTCATAAAATGCAGCTGCATAAAAGGAAGCTTGGATAAAATAGTTTGTAATCCATTCTTCTTTTTTAGGTTTACGTGATGTTTTGAAATCGATAATCGATAACTCACCGTCCCATTCGGCGATGCAGTCAACTTGTCCTGCACACTTTAATTTGTCGCTATAAAGGAATTCTTCCTGGAACCACACATTATTAATATTCTGATCAATGAGTTCTTTAATTCGACTAAACGTAAACATGTTATTAGGCATTGCACCTTTATCCCAATCTTCTACGTTGTCAATATAATCTTCAGCCAGTTTATGAATTGCAGTACCGCGTGTCGCAGCCTGATGTGAAATCTTATTGGCTTCTTCTTCGCCTACACGTTTCCGCCACTTTATAATGCTATCTTTACTCAAGATGCTTAGTACTGTTGTGATTGAAGGATACGCATTTCCATCTGGAGTAAAATACTTACGTCCAGCTTCAGTGGTTTTACGTGTCATTTTTGGTAAAGTGATACCGTGGTTTACATGATTAAACATTACATTCCAGCCTCAAATTGTTTCCAACGAATCATATTACCAATAGTCTGGTGCCGCCAGTTTAAATTTGTAATAATTTCG